AGTTGCCGTCTACTTTGGGTCGCAACTTCTCGTACGCGGGCTATGTTTCAACCTTTATTGCAGATAGCACCCAAGTTCAGTCGATCTTGATCGCCTAGTCGAGAGCGGAGCATCCGCTCATGGCTACATACAGCGTCACCAACAAGTACCTCATAGACGACTACGCCGTCCTTCAACTTCTCACCCCGACGGAGTTGGAGGTCGGCCAGTCAATTACGGTCGCAGGAGTAGACGCCACATTTAACGGAACCTACACCGTCCGCGCTCTTCCGCAATATCTGTTTGAGGGCGTAGACACCGAAGGCGATCTTCTTTACGACGTTAACATCCCAATTGCTAACCAAGTTCTTTACGCAAAAACGGCCGCCGATGTAACTCGCACGGCCGCGTCTGGGACTTTGGTATCGACGCCGACTTGCACATGGATCACGGCCACCGATATTGAGGACTGGTTGGGGATAGGAACCGCCACAGCAGCCGACGCCACATTCCTAACCATTTGCGCGGCCAGCACAAACCAATTCTGTTGGCGTCGACGTATGGAAGCCGGCTATGTTGACTCCCTCACAACCGTCCCTTCGCAGGATGTCAAACTTGGAACGATCATGTACGGAGGAGCTTTGTACCGTCAGCGCGGATCCATGGATTCCTTTGCATCCTTCCAGTCAATGGGAACCGCTCCCGTCATGGGACTTAACGGAATGATTCGCCAACTCTTAGGCATTGACCGTCCGCAGGTTGCCTAGTGCCAGTCCCGACCTACACCGATCTATTCAATGAGGGCTACGACGACCTAGTCGCCAAACTCCAGACCGTCTCAGGGCTGCAAGTTGTAAACGATCCACGGAACATCGTTCCGCCATGCGTCTTTGTCAACATTGACTCAATCGACGGCTACAACTACAACATCGCCAAACTTACCTTCACACTCCAGATCGTGACCCTAGGCCCCGGCAACCTAGACGCCCAAAAGTCGCTTCTTAACATGCTTGCTCAGGTGTACGCGCTCAACATTGGCGTCATCTCAGGCCGCCCCACAAACGTCGACATCGGCGGATCCGTCTTGCCAGCATACGAACTGACCGTCGCAACCGAAGTCCAAACGGCGTAATCCACACCTAGCGCCCGAATCTATGTCAAACTAAATCCACAACTCAAGGAGCAATCATGGCAACCTCAACTATCCTCTCAAATCCAACAGTCACATTGGGATCCACGGCACTCACCGGGTGGTGTACATCTGCCACATTGACTCGCACCGTGACGGCTCTAAATGACACCGTTTTTGGCGATACAGCAAACACTTTTACGGCTGGCCTTGAAGACAACGAATGCACGCTCACTCTTTTTCTTTCATACGCAGCCAGCGCCACTTACGCGACACTTGCACCATTAGTCGGCACCAAGACAACCGTCATCGTCAAGCCAACTAACGCAGTTGACTCGGCAACGAACCCTGGCTTCACGTTGACAAACTGCTACCTCGAATCGTTGCCAGTTATCTCGGCTTCGCTCGGCGAATTGCAGTCAATCGATATAACGCTAATGGGCGGCGTTTACTCAGCCGATACAACTAACCCATAATCACGGCCGTCCTCGGCCCGACACAAGGAGAACCATGAAGATTAAACTCAGCCTTACGCGCGGAGAAGTTAAAGAACAATTATCGACAAACCTTTTCGTTATTGCCGAATGGGAACGCTTAGAGAATCGTCGAGTGTCAGACGGACGCGGAATCGGTGCATCCGATCTAGCGTGTTGGGTACACACATTGCTAGTCATCAAAGGCGAAAAACTTCCAGCGACTTGGCGCGAATGGTTGAAAGAAAACCCAGACGTCGAGATCGCAGCGGAGGACGCTACCGATCCAAACCCTACGGACGCGGCTACCGCCGGCAATTAGCCGAACTGGTAGTCGCGACGGGATGGGCTCCGACGTTTTATGCGGATTCGTTTGACGCGCGCGACCTGCAAACAATCATTAGAGTCCTTAATGACCAAAGCAAAAAAGGACGCAAATGAGAGACTCAGCCGGCGGCATTGAAGCACGGATAGAAGTGTTTGGCCTTGGTCAAGCGCTCAAGGATCTCAACAAGATCGACAAAGTCCTTCGCCGCGACATTACTAAGGACTACAAGCGCGTTACCGCTGGACTCGTCTCGGACATCCAGTCGGCAATCCCACTCAACTATCCGCTCTCAGGATGGCAGCGCCAATGGAATCTACGCGGCCAATACCAAGTCTTCCCGTGGCCGACCGATCATTCCGTGAAGGCATACATCAACACCAAAGCGCCCAAAGAAGTATTCGGTGGCAAAGTAAACCTCTCGACCTTTGCCGTTAAATGGCTTGGCGCCGCAGCCGCGTTCTTTGACTTCTCCAAAAGTAATCAAATGGGCGCCGCACTAACGGCCAAGTACGGCGACCCGTCGCGAGTAGTGTGGAAACAGTACGAAGCAAACAAGAGCGATCTTGAGACGGAAATGGCGCGGATCGTAGACCGCGTTGGCGAAGCCTTGAGTCGCGATCTAAGCGCAAGGTAAACCCATGGCCGTCATCCTCCCAATCATCAGCGAATACGATCCCAAGGGCGCCAAAAAAGCGATCGCCCAATTTAAGCAATTAGAAACCTTCGGCGAAAAGGCAAACTTCGCAATCAAAAAAGCAGCACTACCAGCGGCCGCCGCCGTTGCCGGCTTAGGCGTAGCCCTCGTTGGAGCAACTCAGGCCGCCATGGAGGACGCAGCGGAGCAAGCGAACCTTGCGCTCGTTATGCAGAACGTCACGGGAGCAACCGACGCACAAGTCGCCGCTCAAGAAAAGGTCATCGCCGCAATGTCGAGGGCGTCCGGCACGGCAGACTCCGAACTCCGTCCAGCCTTCCAAGCGCTCCTCGTAGGCACTAAGGATATAACTACCGCCAACACCGCTCTTGCGCTCGCTCAGGACATCGCTCAGGGCTCTGGGAAGGATCTAGCGACCGTCTCTGACGCGCTTGCCAAGGCTTACGGAGGCAACTTCAAAGCCCTAGGCCAACTCTCCCCAGAGATCAAAGCCATGATCAAAGACGGAGCGAGCCTCGACGACGTGATGAATGTCCTTGGCGGAACCTTCGGAGGAGCCACGGCCGCAGCCGCCGAGACTGCCGCAGGGCGCATGAAGATTCTAAAGAACTCGCTTGATGAAACAAAAGAGTCAGTCGGAGCCGCACTTCTTCCAGCATTTGAAGCCGTCCTTCCAGTAATCCAAAAGTTTGCAGACTGGGCCCAAGACAACCCCGGCGTCTTCTTGGCTATTGCCGGCACAATCGGCGCTATCGCCGTCTCAATCATGGCAGTCAACTTCGCAATGGCTCTCAACCCGTTTTCCGCTATTGCAGCCGGCATCGCCGTTATGGTTGTCGCGCTTGTCGCCGCTTACAAGAAGTTTGAATGGTTTCGCGATGGCATCAACGGAGTTATTAACTTTATTATTGGCGCATTTGAGAACATGGCGAACATGTGGATTAAAGCAATTAATGTGCTCATTAAGGCATACAACGCCATTCCGTTCGTTGACAACGTAGGGACATTAAATGAGATATCCCTTGGCCGTATTGGTCAGGCGCAAGAAGCGGCTACTGGTGGCATTCGCGGAATCCGCATGATGGCCACGGGAGGCATCGTGACGGCGCCGACTTTGGCAATTGTGGGTGAAAAGGGGCCAGAAGCCGTCATCCCACTAGACCGAATGAAAAACAATGGCGGACAAAACATCACCGTCAATATCACGGGCGGCATTTCGACATCTGCAGACATCGGCCGCGCAGTGGTTAACGCCATTAAAGCAATGAACCGTGTAGACGGCCCAGCACAAATCCAAGTCGCGTAATGGCAGCCACAATTGTTCAATCGGGATCCTACGATCTCCTCATTGACACAGGCTTTATCGTTGACGGCTTTACACTTGACGACACACTTAAAGGCGTCCTAGATAACACGGAATACGTGCTTAACGGTACGACCCAATACGCCTCGGTCATTGACGGCTCAACAAACATCACCGTCACACGCGGCCGCCGCGACATCGGCGACCAATTCACAGCCGGCTCAATGAACTTCAATCTCCTAGACGGCTATGCCGGCGGAGTCTTCAACCCTTTTAATACAGACTCTCCGTTCTTTGACACAGCAAACGGTCAACCGGGACTAGCGCCAATGCGAAACGTCATCCTTACGCGCGAAGGCGAAGAACTCTTCAACGGCTACATCATCGACTACACCTACGACTTCAATCTCGGCGGCCTTGATGAAGTCAACGTCGCTTGCGCCGACCGCTTCTATGTTCTTTCCCAGACCTACATGGACACATTCAACGTCTCCGAAGAACTAGCCAACGTGCGCGTAGAAGCCGTCCTAGACCTACCAGAAGTGAACGCATTCCAGTTGCCGGGTGAACGCAACATAGAAGCTTCTACCGTCCAACTTGGCGGAGCGGCGGCGTACACCGTCCCCAACGGAACATCCGTGGCCGCATACATGGCAAAGATCAACGAATCAGTACAAGGCAGAATCTTCGTCGCCAGAGACGGAACCTTTACATTCCAAGACCGCATCGGAACAACGCTCTCCGCATCCGTAGCAGACTTTCACGACAACGGAACCAATATCCCCTACGACCAAGTAGGGATCTCATTTGAAGCAAACCAAGTTGTCAACCGCGCATCCGTCACCCATGCCGGCGCAACCACCCCAGAAGTCGCCGAAGACCTAGCATCCCAAGCGACCTACTTTATTCAGACCACGTCAATCTCCGACGCGCTTGTCCACAACGACGCAGCGGCTTTAGAACTCGCCCAATACCTTCTCGTAGCCGAACCCGAGCCACGCTACACAAGCGTCTCCACGCCGTTCTTTACGCTTACAGACGCCCAACGCGACACCGTTGCCGTCATCGAGATCGGCAACACCATCACCATAGAAAAGTCCTTTACGACGGGCAACACCACCACGTCACTAGCCCAAGAGTTAGCCGTAGAAGGCATCCAACATCAGATAACTCTCAGCGACGGCCACCGCATAACGCTATTCACAAGCCCAACAACGCTCGTCTACGAACTCATTCTTGACGATCTCATATATGGCACAATCGACACAGAAAATGTCTTAGGATAGGAATCACTATGGGAGCAAACGCAACAACATTCGTCCCGGCCTAC